TACACTTCGTTAAATCGTGCAACATCTTATGCTGTTGCTGATTCTGGTTGGAAGTACATGTTCGACAAATACACAAACTCGTATCGTTGGATTCCTCTAAACGGTGATATCGCAGGTCTATGTGTTCGTACAGATGAGACAAGAGATCCATGGTTCTCGCCAGCGGGTTACTCACGTGGCGGTATCAAGAACGTTGTTAAACTTGCTTGGAATCCAAACAAGACTCAGCGTGATTATCTATACCAGTCTGCTGTTAATCCAGTTATCTCCGTACCAGGTCAAGGCACATTGTTGTTTGGTGACAAGACTCTAACGACACAACCTTCTGCATTCAACAGAATCAACGTTCGTAGATTGTTCATTGTTCTAGAGAAAGCAATTGCAAATGCATCAAAGTATTCATTGTTTGAACTCAATGATGAATTTACGAGAGCACAGTTTATTGGTCTGATTGAACCATTCCTACGTGACGTTAAAGGTCGCCGTGGTATCTATGATTATCGTGTGGTGTGTGATACAACAAACAATACAGCACAAGTTATTGACAACAACCAATTCGTTGGAGATATCTACATCAAACCAGCACGTTCGATTAACTTTATTCAGTTGAACTTCGTTGCTGTTAGAACTGGTGTTAACTTCTCCGAGATCGTTGGTGGTGTCTAATAAATATAAAAAGATATAGGAGATAAAAATGGCATTTAACGTAGGGGAATTTAGGGCGAATCTGATTGGAGATGGTGCTCGCCCTAACCTGTTTCAAGTTACAATGAATTTTCCAACGTATACATCAGACGCTGCAACTACTAGTCAGGCATTAACTTTCTTGGCTAAATCAGCACAACTTCCTGGTTCGACTGTTGGTACTGTTCCGTTGTTTTACTTTGGTCGTGAATTAAAGTTTGCAGGTAATAGAAACTTTGCAGACTGGACTATTCAAATCATCAATGATGAGAACTTCAAGATTCGCAAGGGTTTTGAGACTTGGATGAATGCGATCAATTCACACGCATCAAACTTGAGAAACGGTGCTGCTGTATCACCATCTGGTTACTCTGCTGACGCTAAAGTGGATCAGTATAATAAAATTGGTGATGTTATCAAGTCGTATAAATTTGTTGGTGCTTTTCCTGTTGACATCTCGCCGATTGATCTAGATTGGGGTTCAAACGATTCTATCGAAGAATTCTCAGTAACTCTAGCATATCAGTGGTGGGAATCAGACACAACAAATTAATTTTGATGAAGGGCACTTCGGTGCCTTTCAATTCTTTGTACATGAAGGAGTAAAATGGCCATCAATTTATTTGGTTTTCAGATAACCAGAAATAAGACTGAAGCAGAAGAACAGTCTCAGAAAACGTTTACACCTCCGTCTAATGAAGATGGTGCTTTAACTATCTCTGCTGCTGCATACTATGGCACATACGTTGACTTAGATGGAACGGCAAAAAATGAAGTTGAACTAATTTCTCGGTATCGTGAAATGGCGATGCAGCCAGAGATTGAGGCTGCTGTTGACGACATCGTAAACGAAGCAATTGTACAAAATGATGATGGCAAATCTCTTCGATTGATTCTAGATGATCTAAAGCAACCAGATAAAATCAAGAAAGCAATCGAAGAAGAATTTCAAGTAGTTCAAAGATTACTGAACTACAAGAACATGGCAGCGGATACATTTCGGCGATTTTATATTGATGGTCGATTATTCTATCACATAATTATCGATGAAACAGATCCAGCATCTGGTATTAAAGCACTTCGATATATTGACCCAAGAAAGATTCGTAAAGTTAGAGAAGTTAAGAAAGAGAAAGATAAATCCACATCAGTCGACGTTGTGTCTACTGTAAATGAATACTACATCTATAACGATAAAGTAGTGTCTGGTTCTTCGTCCAGTTATGGTCCAGTTGGCGTCAGGATTGCAAAAGATTCTATAATTAACATCAACTCCGGATTGATGGATTCTAGACGCGCCGTTGTTCTATCGTATCTACACAAAGCAATCAAACCACTGAATCAGTTGAGAATGATTGAAGATGCAACTGTCATCTATAGAATTTCAAGAGCACCGGAACGTAGAATCTTCTACATCGACGTTGGTAATTTACCCAAGTTAAAAGCAGAACAATATCTGCGTGACATTATGATCAAGTACAAGAATAAACTTGTATATGATTCTGCAACTGGTGAAGTACGAGATGATAGAAAACATCTTTCAATGATGGAAGACTTCTGGCTTCCACGTAGAGAAGGTGGCAAAGGCACTGAAATTACTACATTACCTGGTGGTCAGAATCTAGGTGAGTTAGAAGATGTAAAATACTTTGAAAAGAAACTATACAAGTCATTGAATGTTCCAGTCTCTAGATTAGATCCAAATCAATCTGGATTCTCACTTGGTCGTGTCGGCGAAATTACTAGAGATGAAGTTAAGTTCTCTAAGTTCGTTGATCGCCAAAGGGCTAAGTTCTCAGAACTATTTGAACAAGCATTAAGAGTTCAATGTGTTCTAAAAGGAATATGCACTGAAGAAGAGTTTGAAGAATTTAAACAGAATATATACTTTGACTTTATCAAAGACAATAACTTTGCTGAACTCAAAGAAGCAGAATTAGTTCGTGAGAGATTATCGTTACTTGGTTCTGTTGATCCTTATGTTGGACGGTACTACTCTATGAGTTGGATTCAACGCAATGTACTCAGGTTGACTGATGATGAAATTAAAGATATGCAAAAAGAAATTGACAGAGAGAAAGAAGCAGGACTCATCCTAGATCCGATGCAAATAGCACAACAAGCACAAACAGATCTTTCTCAGGGCACTGGTGGAACTGCAAGCGGACCGGCACCACAAAGTGCTCCTGTCGCAACTCCATCTGGATCATCTGATTCTTCTGCACCAAAAGGCGATCTCAGTTTGAATAATGAGTACACTCCTCCGTTTAAAACATTAAACAGAATTTTATCAAATAAATAAAATATAAATCAAGAGGAAACCTTAAGATGAATAATAGATTAGCAGATTCTGTTGCAAAAATTCTTTATGAAGACACTAAGACAAAATTAACTAAAGATAATATTAAAGATAGTGCTGCTAGGGCAGCAGCAAGTATTTTAGAAGCACCTATTGTTTCTAAAAAATTAGATCAAAGTGGACCACAAAAATCTGCTGCTGAAATTCTCTTTGAGTCGATTAGAGAGAAAAGTCAATCTCAAGATAGTGCAGCTAGAGTTGCAGCGCAGATTCTAAAAACATCTCCTGTCACAACTCAAATGATTGCAGAAAGTGGATCTACTATCTCTGATGCATTAAACTTCGAACCAAAAATTAAAACAAAAGATGAATCGATTTTCTACAACAAGAAAAGAAAAGAGATTAGTGAGGAAGTTAAACACGAGATAGAAGCACTTGAATCTAAGTTTGAAACTTTAGAAAATACACTTGCAGAAGACCTGCGCAAATATAAACAAAATATCACTGAAGCTGTAAGCACAACAAAAACTAATTATGCTGGCACAGATTCTGGTGGTGGTGAAGTTCGTCTCCTTGCAATGGATGACGTTGAAACAAAAATGATGAATAAACAAGCAAGAGTATCTTATCTTGCAAATAATGTCACATTAACTTATGATACAAACGACAAGTTATTTCATTTTAGATATGCACATAATCAAAATTTATTGCAAAGTTCTAATGTCATTTTTAATAATATCGATACGACAGGAAACATAAACGTCGGTGGTACTGCTTTTGTAACTTATGACATTACGGGTAATACTAATTTAAATGTGACAGGCAACACATCTATTGGTAAAAATCTTATTGTATCTGGCAATACGATTCTACAAGGCAATCTAATTGTAACTGGACTTACGACAACCGTAAATACAAGTACTTTGATTATTACCGATGCGTTGTTCCACCTGAATGATACCTCCACTACATCCAACGTAGATCTTGGTTTCACTGGTAACTATAATGACGGCACGTATCGACATGCTGGTTTGTTCAGAGATTCGACTGATGGTGTATGGAAGTTATTTGATGGTTACACACCAGAAACTAACACTGCGGTAAAAATTCTCACTAGCAA